GACAAGTTCCAACGTTGCATGTGTGAGGGGCAGATCGGTCGTATGCTCTGCAAGACAGCAGACGGCGTGGCATGGGATGACGCAGCGATCGACGCTGATGAGATGAATGAGATGATGGCAGAACTGTGAACGACAAGCAACTCAAGCGCCTTGCCAAGGTCAACGGATGGACTAAGCACCGCAACGGTGGCAGTCATGAGATCTGGAGACGTGGCGACACTGAACAGATCACCATCCCATATCGATGCAGGTCCTTCGTCATCAAGAACATTGCCAAGCAACTGACAGCAGCATGACAGTATAGCACATGGGGGGGGACTGTATATTGCCCCCCTATGCCCCTTAGCGGTTGCGCCTAGCGAAAATCCATGGGTCCCTCCTAACCTACAAAAGTATCCAGACGACCGATAAATATATTTGAAAATTGGTTTTTGAAAACCTCCAAACCCAAAAAAATTTCCCAGCAAAAAAATGATGGAAAACCGTTTTGAGAATTTTGAGCAAATACTAAGTCAATTCGATGATTTCTGTGATACGTTCGAATCGAAAGCCGCAGAAGCATTCAATAGAGGAGATACAAATAATGGACAAGTTGTTAGAGCAGCCACAGAAAAGCTTGGAGGAAAAACTCCTACTGTTGTTGGAGAGGTTGGACACTCTGGAGAACAGGGTGAAACTATTAGAGAGACCGACATTAGCGTACAGACGCCCGAAGGCGAGTGAGTACGAAAGTTTGTCAGACACTCTAGATTATCTTCACAATAATATTGAAGGTATGAAAGAAGATCTTGTAAAGGTTGCGAAGGCAGTGTAGGATGGCGGTACCCTGGATTAATTTTTTAGCACCATCGATGGGTGGCATAGGACCGATAGAGTTATCGGATTTTAGTAAGTTACAGAAACTTCAGGACAGGAATGGAGTACCATTTTATGCTGGAAGGTTTTATCCAAAGGATTCACAAGCAATCATTGAGGGTTTAAGTGTAGGATTAATTTCCGAGACCCCACCATGGTTAGGGTGGGAGGAGATCAAACCCACGCAGATCTGGATGGTACCAGCATTTGAGGATGAGAGAATTGTCAGTACAATGACGAGCATCGAGAGAATTGACGTATGGCCTCGGGATGAAGACGATCCTGGCGAGACTCCTGATTTCGACACAGAGACTTCTAGGCATATGGAAGTGGAGAATAATTACTGGGGTGATGCGGGATTAAGTCTCACTGTGTATGCGCCAAACAATACAATAGACCCTGGGATTGTGGTAGAGCAAAATGTACTACCACCCGTATTAGTTGCGGGGTATGTGGGGATATCACAGATTAGCGGTCGTGTCTCCGAGTATGGATTTTATGATAGTGAGATTCATATTGTAAATCATAAGAGTTATGGACAGGAGCATCTTCCTACAGATGATTATGAGATGATACGAATTCGAGAGGACGGAGCATGGATACGCCGTGACGCCGAGCTACCACGACTTGATGATGGTAAATTAGCATTTGTAGATGATAATGAGGATGGGTATCCGAAGGATCGTGCGTGGAGTCGCGATGAATATTCTGGTGTTGATCTCTATGGTATGTTTGTACATAGTGATTATAATGAGTCAGGATTATTCGGACATCAAGTTAGTAATTTATTAACACGATGGACGAATCAAGAGACACCAAAACCGAATGCTGGATTAATATCATTTCTTCCAAGTAAGATGGATACAATTGTATTAACAATTAAGACATCATGTGTCACTGTTGTAATACCAGATCCTGCACCAGGTGAAACACAGTTAACGTTAAATGATTTGGCGAGTGCTGGACTAGAGACACTTGGTAGTTTTTTATCAAACAATATTTGGTATTTTTATTTGCCTGTAAGGTATAATGGAGATATACCAAGTCAGAGATTTGATAATCTACTTGCAAGGGCAGGAATAAATAAGTTGGACAATTTAAATTATAGACCACCAGGATGAAACCTTTTGGATTAGCAGGTCAAGGATGGTATGGAACTCATGATATCCATCTACCATTAACATTTAATGCACCTGGTACTGGATATTCAGCTAATGTAATGATCAACGGTAGTTTCGCCCATAGAGGCGGTGATATATCAGAACCACATATTCTCCCCATCCCACCATTTCCATCGCACCTAGAGACGATTGTAGCGTCTCCTAGCACGGTATTGATCAATGGTATGCCTGCCGCCGAGATCGGTGCTACGGTCACTGGTACAGGGTCTGTATTATTTCTTCCAAGTTTCTCTGTATTTTTCAGTTAGACTGTGGTATAATAAAAAAGTCAATTAATTTGAGTTATGGCAAAGAGCAGAATTGGACTAAGCGGTGGCGATACAATTGAATCTAAACCAAAGCGTACTCGTCAAGGACGTGGTAAGCACACCAAGTACACACCTACGTCACGCAATAGTGCTAAGAAGCGTTACAGAGGACAAGGTAGGGGATGAATTTAATTTGCAATCTTCCTGCTGAGAAAGTTTGGGTTCGTAGGGAATACTTACGAGATCATCAAGATGGACATGGGGAGTTTGTTGAGGGCGTCTGGGTTGCTGCTAAAAGCATACCTGGGCGTGCTTTTTACTTTGAGACATACTTGCCCACATATGGAGCAATGTATGACAAACTACCCATCAGTGCATTCGTTCGATCCGCTGAAACCCCAGTCATAGACATGAGTTTGGAGAATCTACAATTCTGGAATTGCATGGATTACGGAGTCATGGCAATCAACAAAGGATTTGTCTCATCGATGAACTGTGAGGTCTTTACTAGAGATCATGGTCTTATGAAGGGACAATACTTGTTTACACTTGATAACTACCACGCAAATCCAGATGTAATAGATAACAATGTAAGTGAAGTGCCACAAGAGCACAAATCACATAATTGTATCGCATTGAACAATGGTCAGTATGCATTGTATCCTAATAACAGGATGCGTCTATATGACCTCTCTATCACCCCTGAAGACCCCAAGTTCCCTGACTTTAAAGTATCTACCACAGAATACCAAGTAGAGTCAGGAACGGACTGGGGACGCTTAGGGGACACAGATGATTATTTTTGGCAAACACAAAAGGAGAAACAAAATGGGACACCCTAACCACTTAGACGGATCAGTTGACAAAGGCGATGACTTTGTTAATGAAGGTATGACACTTATCACCGAGACTGATAGTGATAAGTATCTAAACATGGCAGCAAAACGTAATCGTAACAAAGCAAAGAACCAAGAGGTTTTTGATTCTCAAGAATGGGCGGATGGATTCGTTGGTAAGTGATAAATAGTAACAGCCTATTGCTGTGCCTAAATGCCAACCTTTGAGACATTCAAAGATTTGAGTGTTACCTTTAAGAAGCATCCTGTAAGTGATGATTTAGTAACGGTAAAAGATAAGGCAGCTATCGTTCAATCGATTACTGCCTTACTTCTTACTAGGAAGGGAGAAAGACCATTTCAACCCCAATTAGGATGTAATATTCAGAATGTATTGTTCGAACCATTAGATTATGGTAGTGCGGGCATGATCCGAGCAGAAGTCGGAGATGTATTGAATCGTTACGAACCACGAATTGAAGTGGACGATATTATCTGCAGACCAGATTTTTTAAATAATGGTTATGAAGTTGAGATGTCGTTTACAATTGTAGGTAGAGACGACACACCAATAGCAGTAGAATTCTTCCTAGAGCGTACACGATAATGCCTTATACTCAGGTTGCCAACCTAGACTTTGAAGATATCAAAGTTGCTCTGAAGGATTACCTCAGAGCGCAGTCAGATTTTACCGATTATGATTTTGACGGTAGTGTGTTATCGACGATAATCGATACACTTGCCTACAACACTTACTATACGGCGTTTAACGCTAATATGGTAGTCAATGAACTATTCATTGATTCCGCTACGTTGAGAGACAATGTAGTGGCAATTGCGAAGCAGTTAGGATATAGACCCAAGAGCGCAACGTCACCAACTGCCTACGTATCATTTAATGTAACTTATAGCAATCCAACTACAGATACAGAACTTCTTTTAAAGAAAGGAACAGGATTTATTGCTTCATATGATAATAATATCTACCAATATGTTACACTAAATGATGCGAAGGGACAAGTATCGAATGGTGTTGCTACTTTTCAAGATATAGAAGTAAGAGAAGGAACACGGTTAGTCAATACGTTTACTGTTAGCACAGCACTTAAGTCGCAACGTTTCATTCTTGATAACGAAAAAATTGATACTAATACTATTAGAGTAAAAGTATTTTCAACTGGTGGATCATTTAGTGAGGCATGGTTAGTATCAGATAATATTATTGATATCAACAGCGAATCAAAAGTTTTCTTTCTAGAAGAGATTGAGGACTCAAGATATGAATTGCTGTTTGGTGACGGTATTTTGGGTAAGGCACTAGAGAATGGTGCGAGAGTAGAAGTGTCTTATTTAACTACTGCTGGTCCAGAGAGCAATGGTGTGAAGACATTCGTCTTCTCTGGTGTTTTAGAGAACCCACAAGGCATTTCTCCTAGCTCTTTTGATGTTTCTATTGTATCGGCAATTGCGTCTGCTGGAGGCGAAGAGATTGAAAGCACAGAGAAGATTCGTTATACTGCGCCAAAAGCATATGGCACCCAAGATCGTGCTGTTACTGCCGATGATTACTCCGCTATTGTTAGACAAGTTTATCCAGCAACCAGCGATATCATTATTTTTGGAGGAGAGGACCAAGAACCACCCGACTACGGCAAAGTTTTTATTGTACTAAAACCAAAAGATGCTGCTTACTTAACATCACTTACTAAAAACAATATTATAGAAGAACTTAAGAAGTATGCTGTTGCTTCTATTGAACCAGTCATTGTTGATCCATCTATCACTTATGTTGAGATGAGTAGTAAGATCTACTACAACAGAAACACAACAGATCACACACCAGCACAAATTAGAGATAAAGTAATTGGTGCGGTACAATCTTATCTTGATACTTCCGACATTGAAAAGTTCAATGGTAAGTTTAGACATAGTAAAATGGTTGGTGTAATTGATGATGCGGATCGTTCTATCAATTCCAATCTTACTGAGATTACATTAAGAAAAGATTTCTATCCTCAGTTAAATTCCACATTCTATTACGAAATATGTTATCAGAACACCTTTGACAAGGATTGTGACGGTCCAGTCCTTGCTAGTACTGGTTTTAGAGTTACTGAGTATCCCAATTTTGATGTGTATCTTGAAGATATGGATGGCAAAATTGTCCTATATAGACTAGATACTGCAACTGGCGAAAAGGTTGTCCTCGACAAAGAAGTTGGTGACATTGACTATGTAAACGGCGAATTGAAAATATATGCTTTGACTATCATCAAAGGTACATATTTTGATAACCGTATCTCTGTTCGAGTAAAACCCCTTTCAAATGATATTAAGGCACTCCGTGAGGTTTACCTTGATGTTGACGTAGCGAATTCAAGTTTCACCGCATACAAAGAGTAAGTAAATGGCTGCTGTTAAGACTAAAAGAATTTCTACTCTAATTGAGTCACAGCTTCCTGAATTCATTTCTACCGAATATGAACTTTTTGCTAAGTTTGTACAAAAGTATTATGAATCACAGGAAGTCCAAGGTGGTCCCTTGGACGTTCTTAGCAACTTACAAAAGTATGCTGATATTGATTTTTACGAAAAAAATCTTCTTAAGCAGAATAATAGTCTTGCCACACCCGTCAGCATTTCTGATGAGACTATTACATTAGTAGATGCTTCTTCATTTCCAAAGAAGAATGGTTATGTTCGCATTGGTAGCGAGATCATTTTTTATGCTACAAGAACTGACACCGAGTTACAAGAATGCTCCAGAGGTGTTAGTGGAAATACAACTTTAGGTGATCTGTATAGTGCATCAGATTTTCAAAGCACTGATGCTGCTTCTCATGGTATCGGTGAGACAGTATACAATGTTAGTAACTTATTCTTGTATGCCCTAGTCAAGAATTTCGAATCACAGTATCTTGGTGCTTTCCCCGAGAAATATTTAAATGGAGACATTGATAAGCGTACTCTTATCAAAAACATTCAAAAATTTTATAAGACGAAAGGAACTAGTAGTTCAATTAAGTTTATTTTTACAACTCTTGTTGGCAAAGAAACTAAACCAGAAGTATATAACCCCAAAGATTTTACGTATAAAGCATCCAAATCAGATTGGATCAATGTATATGCTCTAAAAGTAAAAATTGTTTCTGGTGATCCTAATAATCTTATTGGAAATAAGATTATTCAATCAGAAACTAATGAGTATGGTTTTGTCTCTGCTACAGTTGACAATGTATATCCAGATGGTACAGCAGATGATGAAAAAATCTGGAACATTGTATTATCACCAGAAACTGTCACTGGTGAGTTTGCTATCTCAACCAAGACTCGATTAGAGAAAAATTTACCACAAACTTCTGGTATTGGTAAGCGCATAAATGCATTCTCAACTATTGGTTGGGGTAAGACTGGTGAGATTTTAATTGGCGAAGAAACAATCAAATTCGAAGAAAAAAATATTACTCAGTTTGTTATCAAGCAGAGGGGTGATATCACTTATAATCACAGTAAAGGTGATTTCATTTACAAACCTGTCATTATCGAAGGTTCTGGAGTTAGACTACTGACTCTTGGTGTTGTATACAACTTCGAAACAGATGTATTACATCCATATGCTTATCCCGGTGATAAGATTCAAGTATCAAACCCAGGATTTGAAACATCTAATCCTAAGATTGTAAAAACCGGAACAAATGAGACTAGATGGATTCTCAACAATAATCTACCTGTCAATTCCCCAACTGTCCCTGCTGTACAAACAGAATTGAATGAAATTTCTACTGATGTTTCTGCTATTTTCGAAGATGATCAGTATTATTATATCACATCTTCTGGTTTCCCTTCATATAAAATCCTAGATGGTTCTATAGTAACTCAATCTGTACAAGATCAGAAATTGCTTCGTATTATCAGAAAGCAAGCAACTAGAACTACAGAAAGATATGTTACACCAAAAAATGATGTTGGTATTTTACTTAATGGTGTTCGACTGTATGGATATCGTGATCTAGAAAGTATTCGTTTTGGTAAATTAGAATCTATTGAGGTCAACACCCGAGGTGGTGGATACACCAAACCACCTTTTGTTTTGTTGGATGGAGTTCCCAATAAAGCGAGAGCAATTCTCATTGGTTCTGTTGTTGAAAGATATATTGTTGACACAGACACAATATTCCCAAGAGTTCCTGTAGTAGAAGTAACCTCTGGTAGAAATGCTAAAGTTCGTGCTGTGGTTACTGGTGATGAGATTACTAGTCTTGTCATTGAAAACGCAGGAGAATATTATTCATCTCCTCCACTTGTTAGAATTACTGATAAAAATGGGAAAGGAAGATTTGCTGACTATACTTCTATTGTAGATACTGACGGTACAATCACCGGATTTACAAAGAATGCTGGTGGTAGTTTCTACGCTCAAAATACGGTTCGTGTCGATATTATCCCAGTAGGCAGCGGTGCTACAGCAATTCCACTTTTAATTGAGTGGAACTATAACAGATTTGAAAAATTAAAAACTGAATTAGACACCGAGAATGGTTATTTGTTTGAGAACTACAATATCGTTCTTGAATATGGATATGGTCATGTTGGCAACCCCAAAGCACTTAGGGTTGCTTTGAATGACAATATCAATAGTCTTGGAGCAGAACCAACAAATAAAGTTCACTCTCCAATTATTGGTTTTGCTTATGATGGAAACCCAATCTACGGACCATTCGGTCATGAAGATCCATTAAACTCATCTTCTTCTATTGTGAGGATGACATCTAGTTATGTAAGAAATGGATCTCGCCTAGGTGGACCCTCTACTACAGAGTATCCGTTGGGAACATTTAATAATGACTATACCTATACACATAAAACAGGTTCACTAGACGAAAACAATGGAAGATTTTGTATCACTCCCGATTACCCCGAAGGATCGTATGCTTATTTCCTTACTATTGATAGTAATCAAGTACCGCAATATCCATACATTATAGGAGAAAATTTCTACTCACTTCCAGTAGATAGCAACTATAATTCTAACATCAACCAGAATGATGTTCCCAAAAAATCGAAGAGATTCTTCCAACCTGGTATGCCAAGAAATGGCGAAGGTGTGGTAGCACAAATTGAAGAAGTAAAATCTGGAACTATTGATTTTGTTTCTATTGATAGATCATCTCTTAACTTCTCTCCTAACAGTAAAGTATATTTTAATAACAGAGGATCTGAGGGATCAGAAGCAAAAGCACTAGTTGAGTCAGTAAAAGGAAAATCTGTAAATTACCTAGAAAGTTTTGAAGATAAGGTTGTCAAGTTAACAACAATTCAGAATGCGTATTTGTTTGCTGATGATACACTACGTCAACCTTCATCGAACGCATCTGGAACTATTGTAGGTAACATTAGAAATGATAACTTAATTGTTCTTAAGAATGTTATTGGTACATTTGACAATACAGGAACATTCTCTGCTGACATCAAAACATTCTTCATTCTACTAGATCAAAGAAGTTCTTATACCAAAGGAGCAAAGTTAAGTCTAACTGATGGTATCAACCCTCGTATTGCGAGAGGCGAAGTATTAAACGGAACTTCCTCTCAAAATACTGTTGAAATTAAAGTCATTCCTGTTCAAGATGACTTTGAAAATTTACCCGAAGCATCTTGGGATTATGGTGATTGGTTCGCATTCGACGCTGCAGATTATTTCCTCCAATCAGATGATTTTTTCAATACTTCAGGAACTAAACCAGTTACACTTACTTCTTTGAGTGATGGTCTAGAACCATTTGATGTTAATCAGAGTGTTGCTCTTATTGAAACCGATAGCAATCATGGTCTGGGAATTGGTGACATTGTAGATATTAGTATCTTCCCAGATGATGCTCTTAAGACTAGAAATTATTTTGTGAAGAAAAGACTATATCAAGAAATTGTACTACAATCTCCTGAGTTCTCCTCTACTATTAATGACACTGGTATTGGCAGGTTCCAAATCTTAAATGGTGGCGCTGATTATGCTCCTGGCACTTATGTAAGTGTACCATTGACAGGTGGAACTGGTACTGGAGCAACTGCTAATATTACTGTTTCCGCCGCTGGTATTGTATCAAATATTACTATCCAGGCAAAAGGATCTGGATATAGAAAAGCAGATTACATTAGTATTGACGATGAATCTCTAGAAAGATCTGTTGCTTCTCTTAGTACTGCTAGGTTGACTTTATATGTCGATCATATTGGATTTGCTGCCGAATCTACAACCCTAACTTTAGATAGCACTACAGGATTTTCTAATGGCGACTTGATTACAGTAGGATCAGAAATTATGGAGATTGTCTCTGTAAATGGAAAAAATCTTACTGTTAACACTGGCAGTGAAAACACTTCTGCTATTGATCATTATGATGAGCAGGTAGTTTCTTTGTACAAATCAAGATATAATTTTGATGACAATTTCCAAGTAGGAAACACAGTTGGATCTGGTTACATCAAATCATACGACCTTGATACTCAGAAAGCAGTAGTTGTGTTTGATTATGGCATTGATAAAGATACTTCTTCAAATATTGCTGTAGGCACAACTTTCTTTGACTCCAGTTCACCCCAAAGATTAGTATTGGTTGAGCGTACAAGTTCTGTTGATTACAAATACGAATTCTCTACAGATAATGTATCTTACACCGAAAACCCAATTATAGATGTACAAGAGTTTTACAAGTACAAATTTGATACATCAGACTCATCTCTTTCGGGAACTCACTTTGATTTAAGTCCAAGTGGCAATTACAATATTGTTACTGTGGAAAAGCAAGAGTCTACTATTCTTCATGGTAATCCTGGAGCATTTGTAGATGTCAAGTTTGGTTTCGGTTCTAGACTTGCTTCTAATACTTATGAAGAAAAGGTTGGAACAGATTTTACAAACTTCTATTATTTTGACAGAAATGGTATTGTAAACTCGGATGGAAAGTATCTTAGAATTATTATTGATCCTTTACAAGGAGTAAAGACTGTAAATTATGTAACTCCTACTAGATTTACTTATAATGTAACCAGTATACCACTATGGGATGGATCAGGAACAATCAAATATACAACTACTGGAAATTTTGCTGTTGGTGAAATCAATAGTTTCAAGATTACCAACTTAGGTCTGAATTATAAAAAGACTCCAGTAATCAGTGGTGTTGATCCAAGTGCTTCTTTCAAGGGAGCAGCAGATGTTCTTTTTGATACAGTTACAAATACTGTTACTGGTGTCAATATTACTAATGAGGGATCAAATTATATAAAACCAAAAGCAATTGTTGTTGATGGAGATGGTGTTGATCTACAGTTTTCTATTATTACAAAAGATCAAAAACTTTTCTCAGTTCAAATTACTAATTCCGGTAGAGGATATACATATCCTCCCAAAATTGAAATTGTTGAAAGTGATGTAGAAGCATACGTTGATAGTAGTACTATTGGTGTTCCACAGAGTATTAGCATTACTAGAAACGGTGGTGCTTTCCACTTAGATAAAACAGTTTCTTCTACTTTCTCTACACAGTATGTTGTAGCGTTGAAAGATTATGCTGGCGACTTCCAGAAAGGCGAAACTGTTGTTCAAACGATCGGATCTACAGAAGTTGCTAGAGCAAGAGTATCTGAGTGGAGACTTGGTTCCAATCTACTTAAGTTAGAAGATATCAAAGGAACTTTAAGAAACAACGTTGATGTAATTGGTTTAATTTCCAGAGCAGCTGGAACTGTAAAAGCAATCTATGTTAGCACCTTCAAAGAAAACGTTTCTTCCTTCTTTGATAATATCGGTTATTATAAGTCAGACAGAGGAAAAATTGGCGTTTCTAACCAAAAAATTCTCGATAGTTATTTCTATCAAGACTATTCTTATGTTGTTAAGTCAAAGAAACCAATTGATCAGTGGCGTGAACTAATCAAGTCTACCACACATCCTGCTGGTTTTCAACTATTTGGTCAAGTAGACATTGAAGCGACCGCCAGAACAGAAATGCCAGTTGAAGTGCCTAAGGCATCTCACTTCTCTGTTATTCAGTTATGGGATCCAGATAAAAATAAGATTACAGTTGAAAATACTAGAAGAACAGTTACTCAAACTATTCAGAAGGTAGAAAATCAAAGAATTAGAAAGGGTGTTGGTTCTG